CTATATGTGCTCGCTATTTTCATGATGTGCGAGATGACTTTAAAACAATTGATACCCGTTTAGAATGGAACTTAGTTAATTATGAACAAACACCACTTGGTTATTGGCGATCTAATCCTTGATAAATTTATTTACGGAAACGCAAATAGAATATCTGCAGAAGCACCTACATTAGTATTAGATGTAGATAAAGAAATTGATATGTTGGGCGGCGCATATAATGTTGTTGCCCATATATGTTCTCTCGGACATACGTGTGAATTTGTTACTGTCACTGGTACAGAATTTAAAGATATGTATCACTCTTTTGGTGACCAATTTCATAGTAATTGTAAACCTATAATTCTTGCTGAACATGAAAGAAAAACTTCAGTTAAAACTAGACTCATTTCTGAGTATAAAAATACTCACTTATTGAGATATGACCATGAAACAATTAAAGATATACTACCAGAAATTGAACTTGGTATTATAGAATATATTGCCAATAGTAAAGATATAGATAACATCATAATTGTTGATTATAAAAAAGGTGTTGTTACTAAAGAACTTGCACATGCTATTATAGAATATGGTAATACAAACAACATACCAATATACGTAGATACAAAAAAAGATGATCTAAGTTGTTATGCAGGATGCACAATCATTAAACCAAATAAGTATGAATTTGAAAAAATCAGATTAAGATATGCACCAGATCATGATATGGAAAGTGCATGTAAAATAATTTGTGATAAACTTAATATACAAAAAATAGTTATTACTGCAGGTAATGAAGGTATATATGCTTTTGATAGAGATGAAGGTCTCATTCATTCTAAAGCAGAACAGGTTGAAGTTAAAGAATTAAGCGGAGCAGGAGATTCCGTTCTCGCAGTATTAAGTTATTGTTTCTCTGAAGGATATTCATTTATGAGCAGTGTTGATTATGCAAATAAATTAGCTGCAAAATTTGTTTCCTCTGGTATACAATATAGAGCAAACAAAGAAGATTTATTTGGAAGATAATATGGCACAATTTAAAGCAGCAGTGTTACGAGAACACTATAAACCTCTATCCCTAGAAACATTCAGTACAGAACAACCAAGCAAAGGTCAAGTTCTTGTAAAGATGATTACCTCAGGTTTATGTGGCGCACAAATTAATGAGATAGATGCAGTAAAGGGGCAGGATAAATACCTACCTCATTTTATGGGGCACGAAGGTTTTGGTCAAGTTATTGCATTTGGTGAAGATGTTACTACAGTAAAAGTCGGAGACTATGTAGTATTACATTGGAAAGTTGGAAGCGGCTGTGATTGCTTTGGTGGAAAATATTTTAGTAAATTGGGTATAGTAGGATCGGGGCCTGTTACTACATTCGCAGAACAAACTATTGTTGCTGAAAATAGAGTAACCAAAGTTGATTTTGATTCCGATTTAACAAACTTATATCCATTGATGGGATGTGCTTTATCTACAGCATATGGTATAGTTAAATCGGACATCAAACCTGATTCATCTGTTTTGATCACTGGAGCTGGAGGACTAGGTTTAACTATTGCATTCTGGCTAAAAGTATTATATAATACTAGTGTAGTTGTAGTAGACAAATATGAATCTAAAGAAGCATATGTTAAAGAATTTGGCGCAGCATTTTCTACATTGGATAATTTAAGTACGGACAAATATGATTATGTTGTAGATACTACAGGAAATGTGGATGTTATCTCTAAAGGATTTTCTTTAATTAAAAAGAAAGGTTCTTTGATACTTGTGGGTCAGCCTAGAATAGGAACAGATTTAGTATTGAAAAATGCACTATCTATATTTGACGGGATTAAAATATTTAGTTCAGATGGTGGCAATTTTGTACCTGATGTAGATCTTCCAAATATTGTAAAGCATGTCAAAAATAATTTAAGTATGGCAAACAAATTAGTTACACATACTATAGGATTGAATAAAATAAATGAAGGCTTCTCAATGATGAGAAATGGAGAAGCCGGTAGAATAGTTATTAATTTTAAGGAGTAAGAATGAGAAAGACTTGGACAGAACAAGAGCTTATTGCTTTTGAAGATAGAATCGGAGAATTATATTTAGATAATAAGCTACCTTTTCTGTTTCATCTATCTGGCGGAAATGAAAAAGAACTAATTGATATTTTCAAAGATATTAAAGAAGGTGACTATGTTATTTCTAATCATCGTAGTCATTATCATGCTTTGCTTCATGGTATTCCTCCGGAGGTTGTTGAGGATAGAATTTTAAATGGTCGTAGTATGTTTATCTATGATCGCGATAGAAACTTTTTTTGTTCTGCTATTATTGGCGGTACCCCTGCTATTGCTGCAGGTATTGCTTGGGCACTAAAGCGTAAAGGCTCAGACAAAAAGGTATGGTGTTTTATTGGCGATGGCACAGAAGACAACGGTCATACATATGAGGCAATTCGCTATGTAGATGGTTGGGATTTACCTTGTAAATTTGTTATTGAAAATAATAACCGTTCTGTAGAAGCTTCTAATGAAGAGCGCTGGGGCAAGCAAGCAGATTATGTTTGGAATTCGCCCTCTGTAATTAAGTACTACTATAACATTACATATCCACATGCAAGAAAACCTGGCATGATTGATTTGTCTAAAGCTGTTAAGAAAACAGATGATGATTACTTTCCAAAGTTGCCCGAAATATCTTATCCTGCAACTACTACATCTAATTTAAGTTATAAAGAAACAGCAACAAAGGTTATGACAGAGTTAGGCAATGAAGGTTTTATCTTTGTTGGGTATAATGTTAACAATGCCCCAGGTGGAAATGCCATGGGTACATTGAAGAATGTACCAGATAATCAGAAATTGGAAACACCTGTTGCTGAAAATTTAATGGCAGGACTTTGTATAGGTATGAGTTTTGAAGGATATAAACCTGTACTATATATTGAACGACATGATTTTATTCTAGTTGCAATGGATGCTATTGTAAACCATATTGATAAGATTGAACGTATATCACATGGCGAATATAAAGTACCAGTAATTATTAGAGCTGTTACTGCAGATGCAGGACCATTCTATTCAGGTATTACACATACACAAGACTTTACAAATATGTTTAAAGCTGCTGTTAGTATCCCCGTATATGATCCTGTCACAGGTAATGATTTTGAAGACGCATATCATAGAGCAGTATTCAGCGGACGCCCGGCTATTATTGTTGAACGAAAGTCTAGGTATTAATGAATCAGTATTATATCGAGGGCGGTAAATTTAGTTATATTAGATATAATAGTTTACCCGCTCTTGCAGATTATATATTAGACCATTCTGTAGATTACTATAAAGGATGGGGTGTTACTGTTGCGCACAATAAACCAATTGGTTGGACTAAAGTAGAACCATATGATACTATATTTGTTAATGCAGATTTGTTAGATCAATGTGTAGATATACTTGCAAATATATCTGTACCTTACCATTTATTAACAGGTAATGCTGATAGGCTTTTAAATGATTCAACAGTAAATCGCATTTTACAAACCAAAGTTGTAAGCTGGTCTGGACATAATTTTAAAAAATATGACGAAAGATTTTTACAAATACCAATGGGGTTTACTGAACTAGGGGATAAAAGACCTAATAGTTTTTTGGACTATATAGATTTGCCTGTAGAAAAAATTATACCTTTAGTTATAACTCCATTTGGAGATACTCATAATAGTAGATCAGATTTAAATAATTTATATGGCGACGGCATTTTAAATTTAAAAGATAGAATAAGTTATAGTCATTTTCTAACATTACTATCTATATCTAAGTATTCTTGCTGTCCTCGAGGTAACGCATTAGATTCTCATAGATTTGTAGAATCGATTGTGTGTAATAGTATACCTATAGTAATGACTTCTGATTTAGATCCTTTATATCAAGAGATGGGTGCTATTATTATAACTGATTGGAACGTGTGTAAGGATATTAATTCTTTACCTGTGCTTGAACTAAATAGAGATATGGTGACATTGGAATATTGGAAAGATAGAATAAAATTACATCAACAGAAATTTGAAAGTGTAAAATGACAGAATACAAATATAATGAAGAAACTCTTTTAAAAGAACTTAAAGAGTACATTGACAAAACATATGGCGAACATTATTCGCAAAATAAATTCCAAACAACCGAATTCGTAATTGATGCAGGTCACGGCGTAGGCTTTACGGTTGGGAATATAATTAAGTATGCCCAAAGATACGGAAAGAAAGCCGGAAGGAATAGACAAGACGTACTAAAGGTGTTACACTATGCATTAATGCTTTTATATACGCATGACATTGAAACCAAGGAGATTAAATAATGCAATTTAGTAATGAAACGATCCAAGTTCTAAAGAACTTTGCTGCGATCAATAGTAACATTTTGATTCGCAAGGGCAAGACATTGTCCACAATTAGTACTGCTAAGAATATTTTTGCGAAAGCAGATGTAGCAGAAGACTTTCCAACAGAAGTCGCAGTATATGATTTAAATTCTTTGTTGGCTTTGCTAACATTGATGGAGAATCAGAATGTTGAATTCGGTGAAAAGAGTTTGACCATCTCAAAAGACAATGGTAAGTTTGAGTATTTTTATTCTAGCCCTACTGTTATTGTAGCAGCTCCGGACAAGAGTATTGAAGTAGATAATCATTATCAGTTTAGCTTGACCTCAGATGATGTTGGTATGATTATTAAAGCAGCTGCTATTACGGGTGCACCTACTATCACAATTTCTGGTAAGGGTGGAGATGTTAATTTGACTATCGGTGATAAGAAAAATGATACTGCAAATACCTATAAGAAAATTATTGGTAAGAGCGAACATAGTTTTGATTGCCATATGGCAGTAGAAAACTTTAAGATTGTTCCTGATGCTTATACAGTTACAATTTCTAAAAAGAAAGCATTCCATTTTAAACATGCTACAAAAGCATTGGAATATTTTATCGCAATGGAACCTGATTCGGTGGTGTGATATGAAACCATTTAATACAACTAGAGATGAATATGTTGCAGTACTTCAAACAGAAGTAGAAACACTTAAACGATTTTACTTTAATCCTTTGGAAGAAGGTACAGGGCATTTCAATACAGCAATTGGTGTATTAGAAAATCGTATTAAAGAACTTCAAGATGTTAAAGAAGTAAGACTTCCCTGAAATTGATTTATTATATTATGAGGTTATTATGGATTATCGTGAAAATGAATTTTTGTGGGTTGAAAAGTATCGGCCACGCAAACTAGAAGATTGTATTTTACCTGCGGATCAAAAGTCTATCTTTCAAGAGATGGTTGCCAAAGGTGAGATTCAAAATATGCTACTTTGCGGTGGCGCAGGTATGGGCAAGACCACAGTTGCCCGAGCACTATGTGAAGAGTTAGAAACAGATTATATCATCATTAACGGTTCAGAAGAATCGGGCATTGATGTTCTTCGCACTAAGATTAAACAGTTTGCATCCACTGTATCATTCAGTGGTAAGCCAAAGGTTGTTATTTTAGACGAGGCAGATTATTTGAATCCTAATTCTACACAACCTGCATTACGAGCATTTATAGAAGAATTCTCAGCAAACTGTCGGTTCATCTTAACTTGTAACTTTAAGAATAGAATCATTCCTCCGCTTCATTCTAGAACTGCGGTCATTGAATTTAAACTTCCTAAAGCAGAGAAGCCTAAGATTGCATCTGCATTCTTCAAGCGTGTGAATGAAATCATGTCTATCGAAAAGATAGAAGCAGATGGTAAAGTTATTGCAAAGGTAATTGAGAAACATTTTCCTGATTATCGTCGGGTATTAAATGAGCTACAAAGATATGCAGCATCGGGTAGAATTGATGAGGGTATTTTTGTAAGCCTTAACGAATCCAATATGCAAGAATTAATTGCATCGCTTAAAGATGGCGATTGGAAGAAGATGCGAACATGGGTTGTTAATAACTTAGATAATGATCCTGGTACGATCTTTAGAAAACTGTATGATACATTAACAGATCATGTCCAACAGGTTCCTCAATTAGTTCTTCTGCTTGCAGATTATCAGTACAAGGCAGCATTCTGCGCAGATCAAGAAATTAATCTAGTAGCGTGTTTGACTGAGATCATGGCTGCGGTGGAATTCAAATGATAGAGTTATTTAGACCCACCTTTGATTGGATTCGCAATGATTATACTAGTAATAGGTTTCGTTTTTTTATTGAGTTGTTTGCTTGGGCTATATCTATCGGGTGTTCTATTACGATGGCATCCACGGTACCAAATCCACCCCTATTTGTTCTTTATCCTATATGGATTGTGGGTTGTGCTATGTACGCTTGGGCTGCTTACACTAGGAAATCATTTGGTATGCTGGCTAACTATATGCTCCTAGTAACCATTGATTCTATAGGATTACTAAGGATGGTGTTATGAGCCTATTCGGAACCCCTGTAGTAAAGCCTGAGATTGAACCATACAAAGCTCCAGCAATAACGCCGTTTGATTTTATCAATGCTATACATTATAGCAAAGATAATCTGATAGTTGACGATTGGTCGGAAAAACAGTATAATCCCTTTATCATTAATAAGGGTTTATCATATGGTCACGATACAGTAATCCCCGCAAACGAAATGAATTCTCGTCCCCACCTGGACAAAATTCTTCAATTTCATTTTTTAATAAATATCATTAGGCCTAAGAAAAGATTTAATAAATGGATCAAGGCTGAGAAAATCGATGATTTGGAAGTCATAAAAGAATACTATGGTTACAGCACAGAAAAAGCCAAACAAGTACTCCCACTTCTAAACGATTCGATTATTGATGAAATGAAAAGAAGAATAACAAAAGGTGGAAAGAATGAGTACTGATATCATACACATTAACTTCCCGGGATATGTCCCTTTGGAAGTAGTACTATCTGAACCAGACGATTTTTTAAAAGTAAGAGAAACTCTAACACGTATAGGTGTCGCTTCTAGGAAGGACAAAACTCTATATCAATCATGCCACATACTACACAAACAGGGTAGATATTTTATTGTGCATTTTAAAGAGCTTTTTGCTTTGGATGGAAAGACCGCTGACCTATCAGAAAACGATTTACAACGAAGAAACACAATCGCAAAATTACTAGTAGATTGGGGTTTGATAGTTATTAGTAATGCTGAGAATTTTACAGACTATGCTCCTTTGTCCCAAATTAAAGTCATTTCTCATAAGGAGAAAGATGATTGGAAATTGGAAACAAAGTATAACATTGGTAAGAAAAAGTTAAACACTAGTAATAAATAATTTTATCCCAGGGATGGGATGGACGAGGGTTGGCGGATCCCAATAAAACCGTCACTACGCTACGCCGCAAGGGTAGTAATTTTTAACTCGCTTAATAGGAGAAAACTATGACACACTTATCTGTATTCGGTCCAGGCTTCAAAGACTTCGATAAATTCTTTATCGGTTTCGATGATCAATTCAATCGCATCGCAAAGATGCACGATGACCTGACAAAAAACATTCCCAACTATCCTCCATACAATATCAAGAAAACAGGCGATAACACGTATGTTATTGAACTGGCTGTCGCTGGCTTTGCTAAGCAAGACATTGAGATTGAATTGGCTGATGGTAAAATGCTTGTAAAGGGTAATGTACAAAGCACAGATGATACTGATACATTCCTGTTTAAAGGAATTGCAGGTAGAAACTTTACTAGATCATTTGCTTTAGATGACACAGTTGAAGTAAAAGATGCAGCTATGTTAAATGGCATGCTAAAAATCTTCTTGGAACGCATAATTCCAGAACATAAGAAACCCAAGAAAATTGAGGTTAAAGATGTTCAAGAAGATACACCCTCTAAAACCGGAAAAGCCCAATTGCTAACAGAAGATCCTTTGGAAAGGAATCTATAATGATAAAATATATCAAGCAATTACTTACCTCAGTCTTTAAAAAAAGTTACGGTTCTGATCTAGAAGAATATATTATTGCCCGTAATCCTTCACATCCTGGTGATGTAGAGAGACTAACTTTAGAGTATAATTCAAAAATGAATAAGCATATATATTATATTTAAATTAAGGATATGTAATGACAATTAAAGTAATTAAACTCGTCACAGGCGAGGAAGTGATTGGTGATATGAAGCCATCGGGACCACATGATGACAGAATCACGGTTGACAAACCATGTGCTGTTATGTTGGTTTCTTCGAAATCAACCCCTGATCAACATTCGATGGCTTTGATTCCATATGCTGCATATACTGCAGACCATAGTATAGAGATTTATAAAAAGTCTTTAGTATGGACTGCAGAATTAGCAGACGATGTGTTGAATCAATATAATTCAATCTTTGAATCGGGGATTCAAATTGTGACTGGCAATTTACCGTCTAGTAAGTAAGAAGACTCCTCCTAGTACAATCATTGCGATTGCTATTAGGAGGCTTACTACTAAAAGAAAAAACCCCATACTGGCAGCTTCTTCTACTTGTATTCGAAGTTCATCTAAAAAAGATTTTGACATTTTTATTTTTTGAGTTTTGTTGGATGATTTTCAAACCAATGTTGTAGTCCTTTTTGATCTAGATTACCTGCAAAAAAATTCATAAACCCTTTATAGAATTTAATCTTATTAGGGTCTCCGTGAAACCTATCTTCGATTTCTTGATCATGTAAATGTTTTTTTCTTACTATCGGTAACAATTCAATATAACCATAATAGATGGTTAACCCGATTGTAGATATCATTAGCCCAATAAAAAGTATAGCAAGCAAATATGCATGCAATACTATTAGCATTGTGGGTATTAAAAAGAATCCAAATAAAGAACCAATAACCAAAATTAATGTTTCAGTTTCAGGTTTCATTTTGTTGTTCTTCCCGTCTTCGTTTTGCTTTTAAAAACTCTTCGTATTCTTGTATTTTCTTTTGACGCTCAAACCATTCTTGTTTTCTTATAGCTTGTTCTTGTTCTCGAAAATTATTTGGTCTGTTAATATAGTTGCCCCAACGGGTCTGTGCGTCGTATGCAATATACATAAATACGCCTCCCATAAAAAGCATTACTGTAAGAGCGCCGATACCTAGAGCAAATTCAAATTGATATTTTGCCATTCGTTCTTTACGTTGCTTAGCTTTAAATGCTTCTGCTTGCATTTGTTTAGCAATAAGAATTTTTTGTTGAGCACCTAACTCTTTGGTCATTGATTCAACTTCAGTATACAATGCGCCAAGTTCTGGAGGACTTTGGTATATCATCAATTCGCGAAGTTCTGTGCCCATTTGTTCTAATTGTTTTTTCATTAGAACTCTTTGTAGGGCGCGTTTAGCTAAACTTGCATCACCGGAATATACTTCAGTCTTGCTGCGTCTTTCCTCTTCTTCAAGTACAGCTAGGCATTTGAAATAAGCATCATAGTATTGGCCTAAGTAATCACCTATCTCTACATATATGTTAGTTGTGTCTTCGCTCTTTTTATTTAATTCTTTAACACGAGCTTTTTCTTCTGCTAATTGCTTTACAGCCGCAGGTGAGGCAGGCTTGTCTGGAGGATGTGCTTTATTGAATTGATCGTCAAGATCTTTTAAGACCGCTTTGACTTCGCCGGCAGCACCTTTGATGTCTTTATATAGTTGGCAACCCTTCTTAACAGCCGCAACTGCCCCGTTGGCTAACGCAAAGAGTGTAAACGGATCCACTTGTTACATAAACGGTATCCATAACCAAATCGCTTGAGACATAGATATAAATGCAATTAATCCTACGCCAATGCTGGCCCAATACAATCTCATGTTAACTGCTAAAATACTTGCTGTTAACAAGACAATAGCAATTTGGAAGAGACTGCCCGAGTATGTATACCAAGGACTTCTAGATTTAGCTACTGCTCGATCTTCTTCAAGCTTACGAGCTTTGGCCATTAGTTCCTTTTTACCCTCTCCTGTTGCAGGATCGGATTCATATCTATCCATTTTAGATTTTAATTCCCCTGCTCGCTTTACTTTATTTGCAGATACTGCATCGTCGTATCGCATTTCAGTTAAAGTTTGCTTGATGGATTTGGCTTGATAGAAAGCCCATGTATTGTTTGCTTCTATGGTGTTATTAAGAATTTTACTACTATTACTACCGCCCATTAATGTGTTGATAGCTAAGAATGCAGCAAGTACAGTAATTACCCATCCAGCTTTATCTTTAATTAGAGCTTCTCGTTCGCTTCTAGATAGGGGTTTTGTTTGTTCAGCCATCTTTTTCTCCTTATTATATTGACTTTCAACGGCTTATATAATATAATTAATACTAATATTTATATCCTAAGGGTTTTACAATGAAGTTTTACACAAGCGTCAATCAGTACGGCAACAATATTTTGGTTAGAGGTTTGAATAACGGCCACGCTGTACAAGATAGAATACCGTTTAAACCGTCATTATTTGTACCAACAACTATGAACAGGGATAAAGCAACTGCAAAATCTCTTTATGGTAAACCTCTTGCAGAGATCAAATTCGAAAGTATCAATGATGCCAAAGAATATGTTAAAATGTATAAGGAAGTAGAGGGATTCGAAATCTACGGAAATACAAATTATGGATATCAATATATTTCTCAGCAATGGCCTGCAGAAGTAGAATTTGATATGTCTCAATTAAAGATTTGGACATTGGATATTGAGACATCTGCAGAAAATGGATTCCCTGACATTGCGAATCCTCAAGAAAAAGTATTGATTATTACCACTAGAGATTTCGTGAGTAAACAGATTGTGTCTTTTGGATTGTTTCCCTTCAAGCCAGAACAAGCAAATCACACTTATGTTCAATGTAAAGATGAAGTGGATCTGTTGAAACAATTCTTGGAATATATCTCAGAAGATTATCCTCATATCATTACAGGTTGGAACGTGGAGTTCTTTGACATCCCATATCTATGTAATCGTATCACCAAAATTCTAGGCGAAGATGCTTTGAAGAAATTTTCTCCTTGGAAGGTTGTTGAAGAAAAGAACATACTTAAATTTAAGAAAGAGAATATTTCATTCAATGTAATGGGTATTGCTATTCTAGACTATCTTGATCTTTATAAGAAGTTTACTTATGGTAATCAGGAATCATATAAGTTGGATCATATTGCTAAAGTAGAACTCGGCAAAGAAAAATTGAACTATGATGAGTTTTCATCGTTCAATGAATTTTGGAAAGGTGATTGGCAAAAGTTTGTTCGTTATAACGTAATTGATTGTGAACTGGTAGACGAGCTGGAAGAAAAGATGAAACTTATTGAGTTGATTCTAACAATGGCATATGATGCGAAATGTAACTATGTAGATATTTTCTCAGCAGTAAGAACTTGGGATTGTATTCTATATAATCAACTGCTTAAGAAAAATATTATGGTTCATCAGAATCAGCGTAATCAGGGCAGACAAATTGCAGGAGCGTATGTACAGACTCCGAGACCTGGCAAATATGATTGGGTTGTTTCTTTTGATGCAACAAGTCTGTATCCTTCAATCATTATGCAGTATAATATGTCTCCAGAAACAATGGCGATAGAAAAAAGTTATTTGGATATTAAGGTCAGTGATTTGCTTGAGAACAAAGTTAATACTTCGGACTTAGCAGAAAAGAATATTTGCATGGCATCTAATGGCGTATGCTATACCAATGACAAGCAAGGTATATTTCCTGAGATCGTTCAAAAGTTATTTGATGATAGAAAACAGTATAAGAATTTGATGTTGTCTGCTCAGGCAAAGTATGAAGAAACAAAAGATAAAATCTGGTTAAAAGAAATATCTAAGTATAATAATTTTCAGATGGCTCGTAAGATTCAGATGAATTCTTTATTTGGCGCAATGGCAAATGAGTTCTTTAGATTTTATGATGACCGAGTTGCTGAAGGTATTACTCTAACAGGTCAGTATATTATTCAGAAAGTAGGCGTAGCATTAAATGATTATTTGAATAAGGTATGTGGCACAAAAGATTTTGAGTATTCATTTTATTCTGATACTGATTCTTGTTATGTTACCCTTGCTCCTCTTGTAGAAAAATTCTACAAAGGTAAAGAACCAGAAAAAATTGTAGACATACTAGATCAAATTTGCGAGACTAAAATTCAGGAAGTATTGAACAAGGTATGTGGAGAAATTTCTGAATACACTAATGCTTTCGATAATAAAATTTCATTCAAGCGAGAAGCAATCGCGGAGACAGGTGTGTGGGTTGCTAAGAAACGATATGCGTTAAATGTATTAAACAACGAAGGTGTTAAATACGCCGAACCTAAACTAAAGGTCATGGGATTAGAAATCGTCAGATCATCTACACCCGAACCAATCAGAGAAGGTTTGCGAAAAGCTGTTAAAATGGTTTTGACTTCGGACCAAGATAGTCTTCAAAAGTATATCATGGACTTTGAGACTGAGTATAGGAAATTAAAACCAGAAGACATCTCATTTCCTCGAGGCGTTAATGGTATAGATAAGTATACAGACAAGGCTAATATATATAAGGGAGGAACTCCGATGCATGTCAGAGGAGCCTTGCTTTATAATTTCTATACTAAGAAACATGGCTTAGATAAAAAATATGAGCAAATTAAAGAGGGCGATAAGATCAAGTTCGTTTATTTAAAAGAACCAAATACTATCGGCGAAAATTGTATAGCATTCAATACTGTAATACCTCTTGAATTAGATCTACTAAAGTTTATAGATTATGAGACTATGTTTGATAAATCTTTTCTAGAACCTATGAATACAATATTACACGGTATCGGTTGGTCTGCTAAACCACAGGCAACATTAGAAGGATTATTCGGATGAAAAAATTATTAATTGCGTTAGCAATGTTTGCAGGTTTATCTGCACAAGCTTGGGATCAGAGACAACCTCTACCCGCTCAACAATGTCAATCCCATTCACCATATGGTTTGGCTGATACTAAAAAAGTACTAAATTATATTTGTCGACAGGGCTATCTTGTAGCATATGATGCACCTGCAAAGATCCCTGCATATGTAGCATATACATTACTTCCACAAAATGCACTAGGATGTGTTGCAAGAACAAATGCTTTTGCTGCAGATCAATCCGTTAAAGGCGGAGCAGTACCTGGCGACTATGCAGGTACCGGATATGACAAAGGTCACGTATCTCCCGACGGAGATTTATCATGGGATGTTCAAGTTGAATTTGAAAGTTTTCTGATGACTAATATGGTTCCTCAAGCCGGCTCATTGAACAGAGGTATTTGGAAATTGTTAGAAACAAGTGTACGTGGTTGGACAGTTCAATCTAATACACCATATACAATTTTTGGCGGAGGCATCTATAATGACCAAGATAAAAAGATTGGTTCGGGTGTAGTTGTCCCACACAAATTTTATAAAATCGTAATCAATCAGAAAACAAATGAATACGCAGCATGGATGTTTCCTCACGTTGCACCATATCCTAATTTAGGAAATGACTTAACAAAGTATCGTGTACGTGTTGTTGATGTAGAAAAAGAATCAGGTATTACATTCTATGTACCGAAAACGGGCAAAGAATTGGCGCCAGGTTCTGAATGGAAAGTAGACTTTGGTAAACTAACCAAAGACAAAAGAGCAAAATGCGGCAAAGATGACTAGACTAAAATTGCATTATGCTATATAATATTGAAATATACTTAAGGAGTTATTATGTCGTTACTTGACAAATTGAAGAAAAATTCTACAATCAAAGAAACTGAGGTCATGAATAAATCTAAATTCTTTAACAAGAAAGATATGATTCAGACTTCTGTTCCTATGATTAACGTTGCGCTGTCTGGTAGTTTAGATGGAGGATTGATTCCTGGACTAACTGTATTTGCAGGTCCATCTAAACACTTTAAGACAGCGTTTTCATTATTGCTTGCTAAATCTTACTTGGACAAATATGAAGATGCTATGGTTTTATTTTATGACTCTGAGTTCGGCAGTCCTCAGTCTTACTTTGATAGTTTCGGGATCGATACCGGTCGAGTACTTCATACACCTATAACAGATATTGAACAATTAAAATTTGACATCATGTCTCAAATTAATCAGATTGAGCGAGGTGATCATATCATAATTGTAATTGATTCTGTAGGCAACCTTGCTTCTAAGAAAGAAGTTGATGATGCTTTAGAAGGCAAGTCTGTTGCGGACATGACCAGAGCAAAGCAAATGAAATCTTTGTTTAGAATGGTTACGCCTCATTTGAATATTAAAGATATTCCAATGGTCGTTGTTAATCATACCTATGCAGAAATTGGTTTGTATCCTAAACAGATTGTATCTGGTGGTACAGGCATTTATTATTCTGCAGACAATATCTTTATTATTGGTCGCCAACAAGAAAAAAATGGCGCAGATGTTGTTGGATATAATTTTATTATGAACGTGGAAAAGTCTCGCTTTGTTCGTGAGAAGTCTAAGATACCTGTTGAGGTAACATTTGAAGGTGGTATTAGTACATGGTCAGGATTGCTTGATGTTGCGCTTGAAGGTAAGTTTGTTGTTAAGCCATCTAATGGATGGTATTCCAAAGTAGATCCCGAGACAGGCGTAGTCGAGGATAAGAAATATCGTATCAAAGATACATACACAAAAGAGTTCTGGATGCCTATTATTTCAGCTAAACAATTCCGCGAATATATTGAAGGTCAGTATAAAGTAGCGTCAATTGATATGGTGGGTACTGAGATGTCTGGAGGTTCAATAGAAGAGGAGTTTGAGCATGCAAGTGAATTATGAACCATGGGTAATTAGAAACGATGAAAAAGAAGTTTGGGGCGTCAAGATCCTAGACGGCAAGTTTGAAAACACTACATTCTCCATTAATGAATTGGATGAGAATGATGGTAGCCAATCTTTAGAATTAGATTATACTATTCTATCGGCACCAGATGGAATGGTCGTTGAAGATGTCGCTGGTGATGAGTTTAATGAAGTGATTAGTTTTATTATAAAAGACATTCTGCAAAAGGCATTAGATGACTACGAAAATAGAAAAGGTAATTCTCCAGAATCTGGCGAATGACGATGAGTTTATGCGAAAGGTAATTCCGTTTTTGAAACGAGATTACTTTTTGGATAACAATGAAAGAATAATTTATGAAAAGATCAGTAAGTTTATAGATGATTATAATGCGATACCTAGTAAGGATGCTTTGGTTATCGCTGTTCAAAATGACAAATCATTAAACGAAGATCAATATAAAGAGGTTGTAGAATATATTCATGACCTTGATGCAACGGAGCACAACAAAGAATGGCTCTACAAAGAAACAGAAAAATTCTGTAAAGACAAAGCAATCTATAATGCTATTCTTGCATCTATCGCAATCATAGATGGTAGAGACAAAGCACAATCTGAAGATGGCATTCCGCAGCTTTTACAAGATGCTTTAGGAGTGTGCTTCGACAATAATGTTGGACATGATTATCTTGAAAGCGCAGATAGTCGATATGAATTCTATCATCGCCAAGAATCTCGCATACCTTTTGATCTAGACTATTTCAACAAAATTACTAATGGTGGTATACCGAATAAGACATTGAATGTCTGTTTGGCAGGTACCGGTGTTGGTAAGTCTTTGTTTATGTGTCACGTTGCAGCATCAGTATTAGCGCAAGGTAAAAATGTTCTTTATATTACTTTAGAGATGGCAGAAGAACGTATTGCAGAACGTATTGATGCAAACTTGATGAACATTACTATGGATCAACTTAAAGATCTACCGAAGGCTTTGTTTGATAGTAGAATTGAAAAAATCAGAAACAAGACTGAAGGTTCTCTAATCATTAAAGAATATCCTACTGCTGGCGCACATAGTGGTCATTTTAAATCTTTGTTGAATGAATTACAACTAAAGAAACAGTTCAAGCCAGCTTTAATTGTTATTGACTATTTGAATATTTGTGCAAGCTCCAGATTCAAGGGTGGAGCTAATATTAATTCCTACACACTAATTAAATCTATTGCTGAAGAACTTCGAGGCTTGGCAGTTGAAGAGAATGTTCCTATTCTATCAGCTACACAGACTACCAGGGGTGGCTATGGTAACACAGATGTTGAACTTACAGATACTTCAGAATCTTTCGGCTTGCCTGCAACAGTTGACTTTATGTTTGCTTTGATATCTACAGAAGAAATGGAAGCATTAAATCAGTTGATGGTTAAGCAATTAAAGAATAGATATAATGATCCTACACAAAACAAGAGATTTGTTATTGGTGTTGATAGGGCAAAGATGAAACTTTATGATCTAGAACAATCCGCACAAAAAGGTATCTCTGATTCTGGTATTCGTCACGAAGCTCCTAGACAGAACAAAGCTGCGGATCCAGGATTCGATGGCATCTTTAGTAACAAGAGAGACTTCTCAAAGATTAGGGTTTAATATGCAAAGACTTTCTGGAAGTAGATTGGCAGGCACAAATCTTAAAACAATGTCGAATAGTAATACCTTCATTACTATTGATGAATCTCCGATTCCTTTTGATATTGATGATTTAAAAGAACTCCAAAATCTACAATCTAATCAAGTAATAACCATGGCTAAAGATATAGGGGAATTTAAAATTATAAATAAAAAGTAGCCACAAAGGAAAAGTTATGATAGTAAAGGTTAGAGGAGCAAAAGACAATCAACTAACTAAGCTATTAAAGATGGCGGCTAACTTCTTTGCCGAAAAACTAATATCCCCTCAACTAAGTAAAAATATAACATTAAACATCTACATTAAGGATAAACTTGATGCCGGAGGTTACTGTGATTATGAATATGAAGGGCTACCATTACCTAGAACATTCAATATAGAGATCAAAAGAATAAAAACAAAAATACATATGTTTTTGATCCTTGCCCATGAAATGGTTCATCTGAAACAGATGGCGAAGGGGGAAATGAAGGATAGGTACAAAAAATCAAAATATGTAACAGTATATAGAGGTGAAACATATGAAGACGATATTTCATACTGGGATCAGCCATGGGAAATCGAAGCATATGGTTTAGAACAAAGTCTTGTTGCTAAATTTTTAATTGAACATGACCAATTCAAAACGCTTAAACAAAAGCATGCCGATTGGTTTGTATTTGATGAAGAATATGATTTGGATGAAATGCTAAAAGTATGAATCCCAAATTTAATTATAAGGAGAAGAAAGATGGAACATTTAACCTTTACATTTTATGATGTGGTGCAAATTGTATTATTGTTGGCCGCATGCTGGGCTTGTAAAATCAGCGGTTACCAAAAAGGAATTTCTGATACGATAGGATTTTTAGAAGACAAGGGCATCGTGGAAGTCACAGAAGATGCGGAAATCATCAAAGCCAAAGACTAATAATTAATAATTAATTTTACCCCAGCAAGGACTGGGGTATTTTTTTGGCAGAAAATGCTTGACTTCTGATCCAAACGGTTATATAATAATGGTTCGAATGAGGAAAAGATTATGAATTTTTCGATAGGTGCAGATATAGAATTGACGACAAAGTGGAAGTCAAACATTCTAGGACAAGAGTTCGACATTAAAACCTTCAAGGGTAAAGTCGTTCCAAATCCTAAATGGTTGGACACAGACTACATCTCGCTTCATACTGGCACTTTGGAATATCCCATATCTCATATTCATAAGAAGTTTATAGTTGGGCATACTTTTACAGAATCCAGAAGTATCGCGCGCATATTCAATGTCAAATCAAAATCTTCGGGCAAGTCGTATACGGTCATTTCTGAAGATGGCACTGTTCAATGTGATTGCGTTGGTTTCCAATTCCGAAGAGTTTGCAAACATTCAGCCAAAGTTAAGGAGTTGTTGTGAAAGAACAACAGCACAACTTAATGCTTGACACAGGATGTAAAAGGCTATATAATAAGATTAAGAACAGTGAGTTCTTGGTGAAAAGTTTTTATATCATTTTTAAAGGAAAGACAAATGTCTAAATTTTCAGTTGCAGGTGTTTCTACTCAGCATGGTATCACTAAAGTTCGTTTCGCGAACGATATCGTTTCTCGTACTAAGGTATTGGCCAAAGGCGGTCACGCTCCGTTGGAACTGATTGAGTTGCCTAACCTGATGGATAAGGCAGAAGCTTGCCAATATCTGTTGGACAAAGGTGGCGTGTTTGAACAATGGTCAGGTCTTATCATCGAGACTATGGGTAAGAAAATTCCTACTGTAAAAGTTACAAAGGCGCCCAAGGCAAAAGCAGCACCCGCAAAGGTAGCTAAGCCTGCAGCAAAACAAGTTAAAATCTCCAAGCCCAAAGTTGTGGAAGATCTTGAAGTGACAGAAATCAAGTCACTCTCAGAAGCGATGCAAGAACCAGCAACGGTTTGATCTTATAAGGAGCCATTCAATGGCAAAGTTAAATAAGTTAATGAAAGTTAACGAATCAATTACCATCAATCGTTATGACAACGGTTGGATGGTTGAGGTAGGTGGCCGCGATAAAAAGCAAGATTGGAAATCCACTAAGATAATTTGCAATACAGAAGATGAAATGCTTGCAGTTGTCAAAGAATGGAATTCTATGGATTTGGATAATTGAGGTCATCTATGCTGAAAACTAAAATAGGTGTTATAGGTGCGGGTGTCGTTGGTAGTGCTATTATAGCAAACATCAAAGACTTACATCAAGTTGAGCTACACGTATATGATATAGATCCTGAAAAGAGCACGCATCACTTTTCAGATCTATTTTTCTGCGATGGTATATTTGTATGTACTCCTACACCGCAGGATCAAGATGGTACATGTGATGTATCCGCGCTAGTAGATGTTTTAGAAAAACTAGAAGGCTACCGTGGTGTAATTATTAGTAAGTCTACAGCTCCAATAGATGTATATCAAAAGCTAAATGAAAAGTATCATAATTTAGTACATGCTCCAGAATTTTTAACTGAAGCAAAGGCTAGTTTAGATTTTGCATATGGTTCATTTGCCTTCATTGGTGGGAATACCAAAGCATATATTAGAGAAGCAGAACGTATCATAAGAGTTACGCAGCACAATCTTAATAGAGTGATTCATTGCAGCATAGGTGAAGCTGCATTAGCAAAGTATACTATTAATACTTTTTTAGCAATTAAGGTTGCTCATATGAATGAGATGTATACACTTGCACAAAAAATGCAATGCAATTATGAAACAATTTCCGAGATGGTTAAATGTGATACTCGTGTTGGTACTAGTCACATGGCCGTACCAGGCCCCGATGGTAGTTTTGGATTTGGTGGGATGTGCTTTCCAAAGGACACTGCTGCCCTTTTGCAATTTGCCAAGAGCTGGGGCATTGAACTAAAAGTATTAGATGGGGCAATTAGCGCAAATAAAGTTGCAAGACCTGAGCTATACAAGGTGGAAGCTGTATAAATAAATTATATGTTTAAAGGAAATCAAGTGCTTCTCAATCTTCTACCCATTACGTGCAGACATTCTTATGGTAATTATAAGCCACAGGATGCTTTTGCACGTACAGTATCAGAATGGAGTCTAGAACGGGGTTGATGTAGTAGTAATTTTCTAAATACAAAAACCTCGGTACCCCTAACGTCCGAGGTTTTCCTTTCTTAAAACCTTTTTATTAATACCCTTATGCTTGACAAGGTTACTATAAGGTGTTATAATAAGCACATAATTTAAATAGATCGCTATTTAAATAAAGTTCATTTACAATTTAGCGTACCATTTTCCTCTCGTAGCTCAAAGGTAGAGCACTCGCTTGATAAGCGATAGACGTTGGATCGTTACCATCCGAGAGGACCATATGTCCTGTTCATCTAGAGGCCTAGGATAGTAGCCTTTCACGCTATTCACACGAGTTCGAATCTCGTACAGGACGCCATTATTCTGTAGCTTGTTCAGGCTATAAAATAATGGTAAATGTCTGGGTGGCAGAGCGGTCAATTGCAACGGATTGCAAATCCGTAAAATCGTGAGTTCGAATCTCACCCCAGACTCCAGAAAAATAATGCTTGACAAATATTGTTAAGGTGTTATAATAGAAACAAGTAACAAGATCCGGTTACTACTTTCCTTAAAGTAGCGTTTGATTAACGATAGAGATCCGGTGGCAGAAAACCGTTAGCGAGGTAACTCCTCAGGCTCTGATAGGCAGATTCCTAACTGCACACAGACAACAGAATAAATGGGATGGACAGAGTAACCGCTCAATTAAGGGCTGGGGTGGAACCCAGTAGCTTATCCTAATTTTGGATGTGTAGGAAAACTGGTAACCCCAGGAGACTGTAAATCTCCCGCCCCTGGCATTGTTGGTTCGACTCCAACCGCATCCACCAGAATTTGGCTTCATAGTATAATGGTTAGTACGGTGGCTTGTCACGCCATTAATAGGAGTTCGATTCTCCTTGGAGCCGCCAGATTTTTGCCCCGGTGACGGAATTGGTATACGTGTTGGTCTTAGAAGCCAAATTTTGCGAGTTCGAGTCTCGCCTGGGGCACCATATATAAAATGGGGGATTAGTCTAATTGGGAAAACACTTGCCTTGCACGCATGAGTCAGCGGTTCGATTCCGCTATCCTCCACCAATAATTACCGTGTATAGCGCAGTCTGGTAGCGCATCTGGTTTGGGACCAGAGGGTCGGGAGTTCGAATCTCTCTACACGGACCATATAAATTTTAAAGGAAAAAAAGATGAGTGCACATATAGATATTAAAACGCATTTTGATGACTACTTGATGGAGAACGAAAAGTTTGAAAAAGGCAATTCCTCAGCAGGCACACGTGCTCGCAAGGCGTTAGCTGAAATGTCAAAAGCAATCAAAGCAAGACGCAATGAAATTACTGACGAGAAAAACACTCGTAAAGAAGCAAAAGTAAAAGCGTAATATACATTCCCTAGTAGCTCAGCGGTAGAGTAGTTGGCTGTTAACCAATTGGTCCGTGGTTCGATCCCACGCTGGGGAGCCAATTTTAGGATGCGTCTAGCAATCAAAAAAAGAGAACCTGTTGTATTTGGAAGATTAGCTCAGCGGTAGAGCAACGCCCTTACAAGGCGAAGGTCAAAAGTTCGATCCTTTTATCTTCCACCATTTTGCCGGTTTAGCTCATTTGGTAGAGCAGACGCCTTGTAAGCGTCAGGTGGTCAGTTCGAAACCGACAACCGGCACCAATCACCTGGTCATAGTTCAATGGATAGAACAGTAGCCTTCTAAGCTATCAATCGAGGT